TCGTTACAGATGAAGAAGGTGAAATTGTAAGCCGCGAAGTAAACCCAAAATTTGTTGAATTCCAAAACGATTTCAATACATTGTTACAGGAAGAACGCGAATTAGAATACCATGCTTTCAAATTAGAAGAATTTGAAAACGTGGAAACTGATGGCAACTACAATACATTCTTCAAACTAATTGAAGTAGGTGAATAAAATATCAGAAATATTTCAGGCGTGGGTGGCTGCGGCTAATCCCACTCCTGAACAAATTCTGATAGCTGAATATAGATCTTCGGTATGTGATACATGCGAGAAGAAAGAATATATTAAAGCGGTAAACACCTATATTTGTGGTGAATGTGGATGTCCACTCTCTAAAAAAGTATTTTCGCCTGTTGAAGGCACTAAAGCTTGCCCATTAGCTAAATGGGAAAAATAACGTTATGGCACAATTAACCCCAGAAGAATTACAATCTATTAAAGATTTACAGTCTAAGTACAACCAAACCATATTTGAAATTGGTGCGGCTGAAGCGCAATTAATCGTATTTCAACAAAATATCGATAAATTACAGGAAGCTAAAAAAGGTTTAGTATCTGATCTTGTAACAATTGAACAGAAAGAATCGGAACTAATCAAATCACTTCAAGAAAAACACGGCGATGGTGTTATAGACATTGAAACCGGAGAAATCACAGTTAACCAATAATATTTCCTGCGGTTTATAGCTGTTTTTAGATATTTATTATTAGGTCAATCCTATTAAATTTTCAAAAACAATTATAAAAAATGGGCGAAAAAATTTTATCTCCTGGTGTATTTCAAAATGAATCTGACCAATCGTTAGTTCAAAGAGGTATTCAAGGCACAGCAACCGCTGTTGTTGGTCCTACAGTGTTAGGTCAACCATTGGTTCCTACCTATGTTACCTCATACAGTGAATATGTATCAAAATTTGGAGAAACATTCAAAAGTGGTAGTTACTACTACGAATATCTTACATCATTAACTGCTAGAGATTTCTTTGGTAGCGGTGGTCAAACATTATTAGTTACAAGAGTTATTAGTGGTAGTACTAACATGAGTACTTATGCACAAGCTGATATACCTAACTCTTTAACAGCAACTGCTGGCACTAGATCTTCTGCATCTTTTACATTAGTTTCAGCAGATAAAGATCCAGGTACAACAATTCAATTAGGTATCCCTAATGGAAATGATTACTACTTTATAGCATCTACTTGGTTAAGCCTTGGTGCTACACAAGAATTTCTTGATATAATTTATGTTGGTGTTGGTTCTTCACCTACTGTTGATGATTTAGGTAATGCAATGAGTGCATCTATCAACTTCAATAGTGGTCAATATGTAGACGGTAGATTTACCGCTTCTTACAATTCAGGAACAGATTTACTAACAATATCAGCTGTTACTACAGCAAATCAAAATTCATCTCCTAACAGCTCTTGGTTCGTAAGTTCTTCATTAGGATATGTAGGAGACACTACAGGAAACGTACAATTATTTAATAACGGTGTTAATGGTACTGTAAATAGTTCATTTACTATCGAAGCATTAGCTTGGGGTGATCAAATGAATAACACTTCAAGTATCACAGCAGGTGCTTTAGCAAGTGGCAGCGTAACTAACGTTCGTTGGGAAGTTACAAATGTAAACACCGGTAGCGGTACATTTAACTTAGCAGTTCGTGCTGGTAATGATAATACTGCTCAACCTAACTATTTAGAAACATGGCCTAACTTATCATTAGATCCAAATTTACCTAACTATATCTCTCGTGTGATTGGTGACAACAAACCATATTATAGAGTAGATGGTGATGGTGTACCATATATTGATTATGTTGGTTCTTATGCTAATGCCTCTCAATATATTCGTGTTAAATCTGTAGATTACCCACAAGTAGATTCAATCGATAATAATGGTAATTTCAAAACAGGATCATATACTACTACTTTACCACTTGTTGGAAGTGGATCATATGGTGGTTCATTTGCAGGTGGTGTTGCTTCAACAACCAGAGTTCAATTAATGAACGAAAACATCACAACAACAAACATTCAAGGATTTTCTCCTGAAGATTATATTAATGCTTTCGGTATATTAACAAATAAAGATGAATATAAATTCAACGTATTGTTATCACCAGGTATTGGTTTAGATAATAGTGCTGGTGATAATTTAATAGCTGTAGCTGAAGGTAGAGGTGATTCAATTGCAATCGTAGATACTAAAGTATATGGTTCAACTGTAACAGGTGCTACAACAGCAGCTGCTGGTCAATCTAGCAACTATGCTGCAACATATTGGCCTTGGGTACAATTATTTAGCCCTAACTTAGGTAAAGCTGTATGGTCTCCAGCATCAACAGTAATGGGTGGTGTATTCGCATTTAACGACCAAGTTGGTGCTGAATGGTTCGCTCCAGCTGGTTTGAATAGAGGTGGTTTAGGTTCAGTATTAAAAGCTGAAAGAAAATTATCTCAAAACGATCGTGATAATCTATATCAATCAAATGTTAACCCATTAGCTACATTCCCTGGAGAAGGTGTTGTAGTATTTGGTCAAAAGACATTACAACGTAAAGCAACAGCTTTAGATCGCGTAAACGTTCGTCGTTTATTGATCGCATTAAAGGATTTCATTGGTCAAGTATCAAACAACTTAGTATTTGAACAAAACACAACAATAACTCGTAATAGATTCTTATCTCAAGTAAACCCTTACTTAGATTCAGTAGTACAACGTCAAGGTTTATATGCTTACAAAGTGGTGATGGATGAATCAAACAACACACCTGATGTAATCGATAGAAACCAATTAGTAGGTCAGATTTATATCCAACCAACTAAGACAGCTGAATTTATTATATTAAACTTCAACGTATTACCTACTGGCGCTACATTCCCTGCATAAGGGGATGTGGTTCCTAATATTTATTAATAGCAATATAAACACAATATAAAATGGCTGTATTATCACCAAACGAAATAATGTTCACAGCGTTTGAACCTAAAGTTCAGAATCGTTTTATCATGTACATAGACGGTATTCCGGCGTACTTGATTAAAAAAGCAACTGCACCTGGATTTGAAGCTGGTGAAATTATTTTAGATCATATCAACGTTTACCGTAAAGTAAAAGGTAAAGTTCGTTGGAATGACATGACTTTAGAATTATATGATCCCGTAACTCCATCTGGTGCTCAATCAGTAATGGAATGGGCTCGTTTAGCACACGAATCAGTAACTGGCCGCGATGGTTATTCCGACTTCTACAAAAAGAGCATCACATTAGACATTTTAGGTCCAGTAGGTGATGTAGTAGGTGAGTGGATTATCAACGGTGCTTACGTTAAAACTGCAACTTTCGGTGATTACGATTGGAGCGCAGACGCAGCTGTTAGCTTGTCTGTAACAATCGCTATGGATTACTGCGTATTGAACTTCTAAGAATTATCTTAATATTTTAATTAAGGGTATTTGCTTTTGGCAAATGCCCTTTCTTTTCGTATATTTATATATATAAAATATAAAATAAGTTTATGGCAGAATTAAAAATTCCAACCGAAATCGTTTCGTTACCCTCAAAAGGTTTATTGTATCCTGAAACATCTCCACTATCTAAAGGTGAAATTGAGATGAAATACATGACAGCAAAAGAAGAAGATATTCTTACCAATGCTAATCTTATTCGTCAAGGTACTGTTATTGACAAATTATTACAAGCACTAATTGTAACACCAATCGACTATAATGAGTTACTAATCGGTGATAAAAATGCAGTATTAGTTGCTGCTCGTGTTTTAGGTTATGGTAAAGATTATTCTTTTACCTATGGTAATAAAGAAGTATCTGTTGATTTATCAACATTAGAAGATAAAGCAATAGATGAATCATTGTACACTCGTGGCTCAAATGAATTTAATTTCACATTCCCACATTCAGGCAATAACATTACATTTAAGCTATTAACGCATGGTGATGAACAAAAAATCGATGCTGAAATTAAAGGCTTACAGAAGGTAAATCCAAATTCATCTACGGATGTTACTACACGTTTAAAATATATGATTACTTCAATTGAAAGTAAACGTGATCAAAAAGATATTCGTGAATTTGTTGATAATTACTTAATTGCTAAAGACGCTAGAGCATTACGTGAATATTATTCTAAAATTCAACCTGATGTTAATTTAGTTTATAAGCCAGAAGATGATAGTTATGTAGGGGAGGGCATAGCTATTCCAATTTCACTTAACTTTTTTTGGCCTGACTCAGGACTATAGATTAATATTATTTAATCAAATTCATGAAATTGTATTTCATGGAAATGGTGGTTACGATTGGGACACGGTTTACAACATGCCTATTTGGTTACGTTTATTCACGTTCAATAAAATGAAAGAACATTACGAAAAACAAAACGAGGAAAATAAAAAAGTAAATAATCAATTACAAAACAAAGCCTCAAACATTGCGAAACCAAACATAAATCAAACACCACCACCAACCTATAAAGTAAAGGCGCCTAAAAAATAGGCGCTTTTAATATTTATACGGTGCAATAATATAATATGCCGACACCCGAAGAAATAAAAAAACAATTAATCGAAACCTCAACAATAGTTGAGAATACATTAAAATCTGTAGCAGCACAGATTGGGGATATATTTCAGGATGCTTTAAGTGAAGCAGACGGTATTACTAAAATATTTGGTAAAGATGTAGAAAAGCAGCTAAAATCATTAGCTCGTTCTACTGACAAAATGGTAGAAAATCAAATTAAAATAAAATTAGGTCAAACATCTTCTAAAGATATAGCTAAACAATTATTAGAATATGAAGTTAAACGAGAAGTTCTTGAAAAAAGAATTTCAAATTTAATGGCTGAACAACCAGAATTAGCAGCTCAACTACAATCACAGTTAGCAGATGTAGATGCAGCTAATGCTGATTATGTTGAAGGATTAAAGGAACAAGAAAAAGAATTAATAAAAATAGAAAACAGAATGGGAGTGATGGGTAAGCTAGTTAAAGGCTTAAACAAAATTCCTATTATAGGTAATCTTATAGAGGCAGATAAGGTAGAAACCGAGATGAAAAAAGCAGCAGCCGATGGTAAATCTGCTTTTATAACTGGATTTAAAGAAGTAGGAAAGAGTATAGGAAAAAATATAACAGATCCTTTAACAGTCATTACTTTCCTACTAAAAAATGCCTTTGCAATAGACACCCAGATTACTAACATAGGTAAAGAATTAGGTGTTAGTAGAGATATAGCTAAAGACATAAGAGGGGAATCAGAAGCATATTCTCGTTCTGTTAATGATAATTTCATTAATACTAATAGATTAGTAAAAGCACAAGCAGAATTATCTCAACAATTAGGAATAGCAGTTAAATTTAGTGATGAAGAAGCAGCCAACTTTGCTCGATTAACAGAACTAACTGGATTATCAGCAGAAGAAGCAGGTAAATTATCTTTATTTTCAGCATCCTCAGGAAAAAGTACTAAAGATTATGCTGCTAGTATAAGATCAGGAGCCTTTTTTGCTCAACAAGCAACCAAAACCCACTTTAGTACTAAACAGATATTGCAAGACGTATCTAAATTAAGTGCCGGCATATTAGCCAAGTTTCAGAATAATCCAGATGCTATAGCTAAAGCAGTAGTACAAGCAAAAGCTTTAGGTACTACTTTAGAGCAAACGGATAAAATAGCTGAATCTCTTCTTAATTTTGAAACATCAATTGAAAATGAACTAAAAGCAGAATTAATAACTGGTAGACAGCTTAATTTTGAAAAAGCTAGAGCAGCAGCATTAACTGGTGATCAAGCTACATTAATGCAAGAAGTAGCTAATCAAGCTGGATCTTTAGAAGAATTCCAAAGCATGAATGTTATTGCTCAAAAATCATTAGCTGAAGCTTTTAGTATGAGCAGTGACGAGATGGCTGAAATGTTAATGAAACAAGAAGCTATTACTAAATACGGAAGTGAAGCTAGCAAGCTTAATAAAGAACAACTTGCAGACTTTGAAAAATCAGGATTATCTTTAGATGCATTTATAGAAAAACAAGAACAACAAAGATCAGCACAAGAAAAATTTGCAGATTTATTAACAAAAGTACAACAAACTATAGCTGATATAGCCGCTGGACCTCTTGGAAGTTTAATCTCAGGCTTTGTAAGTTTATTAGATAATGCTTTTGCTCTTTATTCTATTATTGGATTAATAGGTACAGTTAGTTTAGTAAAAATGATTAGTGGCTTAACTACAGCATTAGCACTTAAAAAATTATCTACTAAAGAAAGTATAAAAGGAGCTACAGCCGATATCACTTCAGCCTCCGCTAATGTCGCTTCATCTGCAGCTAAAATTCCTGGTGTTGGTTGGTTAATTGCTGGTGGCGTTGCCGCGGCTTTATTTGGAGCTTTAATTGGTTATTTAGCAGGAGCTAAAAAGGGTGATGACGTTGTATCTCCAGGCTATGGTAAACGCATGATGTTCGGTCCTGAAGGAGCAGTATCATTTAACGATAAAGATACTATTGTAGCAGGTACTGATCTAAATAAAGGAGGCATCCAAAATTCATCTGTTGCTGGAAGTAGTATAGATATATCACCTTTAGTGTCCGCAATCAACGAAGTAAGAAACGCAGTAAACGCATTAGCTAATAAACCTGCACCAGCAATGGCAATTCAAGTAGGCGCAGAAAAATTAGGTGAAGTCGTTGGAAGACAATCAGAAACAGGTACCAATCAATACAAAAATGCATATAGATTAGCATAACAATCAAATATTTATACGAAATAATTAAATCATTAAAAAATGTCATTAGAAAACAAATTAAAAGACAGCAAATTAAGCTTAGAAGGTAACGGATTTAATCCACAGCCTAAAACACCATCTTGGGGATATTCAAACCCAAATATTAATGCAGCAACATTAAACCCATTAGATCCAAAACTTAGTGCACTACAAAACACATATGATGTGGATTCTAACCCAGCAAATATTAAAATTGTAAATTTTAATAAAACACAATATAAACCAGTTTTACCTTTAGAGTCTCAATTAGATGAAACGGATACAAGAGCTCCTAAAAATGATAGAGCTGGCAAAATAGGATCTGTAGTATCTCAAATATACAAATCTTTAACAGGACAAAAATATAGTAACAAAGGTCCAAAAGATGGCCGATACATATCATAATTAACAGGAATGCCTCTAATAGACCTAAAAACAAACTTAAAGTCACTTAAGTACGGAAAGGACCGTATTAATGAGGGGAGTAGTGGTCAACCTTATATAACAACCGATCCTGATGGTGCAACTAACCTTTCTGTTGGACCTAATAATGTTCTTCGTTTACTAGGCGTTAATAAAATTCCTTTAATTCCAAATGTATCGTCTCAATTAAATAGAAGTAGAGTAGGACGATTTGTTAACCAAGTATTAGGAACAGATGACTTTATTAGAGGAGGTGCTATAGGATCAGCTCAAGCTGCTATTAACGATACTTTTCGTATAGGATCTTTCCTTACATCACTACCTAAAGGACCTATATTCATTGCTAAACAAGTAGGCTTACAATTATCAAACCCAAAATTAGAAGTTAAAAAAGGATTAGGTAGTTTTATAGGTGGCGTTCTTAAGGCTGCTTTTAGTGCTAGCCCTACCCAAGCATTAAGTTCAGTTACTGGTGGTCTTTTAGGACCTACTAGAGTATATAATGCTGGTATTAATACATTAGCACAAGTACCAGCAAATGCGTTTGGTATTCATTTTAGTAGACATGGTATCTTACCTATACAAGATGATGAAACTAAATACGAAAAAGTTGTTACTTTTAATAATCAAAGTTTAGGTAGTAAAAATAATAGATTAGTAGAATTAGTAGATAAGTTTAGTTTAGGAGATCAACAATATGAAACAAACCCTAATTTTAATTTAAACGCAGCTAAAAAAGCAAATAGACAAGCTAATAGACAAAATAAAAGAGTAAACAAAGCTCAAAATCAATCCTTATTAGCAGGTTCTCAATCAGGAGGATTTCCTTATGTTCCTGTTAAATTTAAAAGACAAAAATTAAACATTGATGATAAGGTAATTTCTTCCTACCCAACAGGCCCTGGATCTACATACGGTATAGGACTTACTATAATTCAAAGATATAGCTTTACTGAAGATAAATTAAAAATTGAAGAATCATTAAATAATGCTGCTAATTTTGGTGGCAGATCTAGAATTACTATTGCTCCTGTAGAATATACAAACGCATTAGGAGAAAAAGCAAAATTATCAGTTAAAACTGCTGCTAATTCTATTAATGCTTATTCTAATGAAATCCCTGGTTCAACAACAGGATCAGCCCTTATTAATGCCGCTCTACGTCAAGGAATAAATGAAACATATGCTGCTTTAGTAAGCAAAATTAATGCAACCGCAAATTTATCCCAAACAATCCCATCAGTTGGTACCTATTCAGCTATTAACCCGGTTACTTATAATAACACTATTACAACAGTAACTGGTTCTTTACTTAGAGATGCACCTAATTTTAGATACTATGGCTCTGCTTCTCTATCAATATCTGGAAGTAAACAAACATATAATAATAGTGATGTCTTTTCTAGAAATGATGCTGGTATTATGAGTGTAGTGTTTAGAGCAATTAATCCCTTTACCTCTGGTACAGAAACCTGGATATTTCCTGCATACATAAATGGTTATAAAGATGATTTTAATGCTACTTGGAACGATGTTAACTATGCAGGTCGAGCAGAAAGTTTCTACATATATAGTAAATTTAAACGTACAGTATCTTTTAATTTAAAAGTACCTTGCTTCAATAAGATTCAACTATTTGAAAAACACAGAGCATTAGGTCAATTAGCATCAGTAACTGCTGGTTCTTATAATAATAATTTATTAGGTGGTGTTTTAATTAAAATAAACCTAGGTAATTATTTAGTTGGTGAATATGCTGTATTAAATAGTGTAAACTATAGCATTCCTGATGATGCTTCTTGGGATATAGCAGATGATGCTTTATTATCAATGTATATTGATGCTAGTTTTAGTTTAACTATTGTTCATAAAGAATTACCTCAATACCAACAAAGTGGTCCTGGAGTTCTTAAAAATGGATTCTTTGGTTACTTACCAAACCTAGTAAACCCAGTTCAGGCAACTCAAACCGGATTTATTACATCGGCTGATGTAGTTAATAAATTTAGAAAAGATAAATAAATGGAACGTTATAATAATTCAACTATATTAACCACAGAAAATACAAATAGACCTTATTACAAAGCTAAGTTCTATCCTGACATTCCATTTTCAGAAACAGATGAATATGTTGTTACAACTGTTGGAGATAGACTTGATTCCCTGGCTTATTCTTATTACCTTGATGCTACCTTATGGTGGATAATTTCTGCAGCTAATAATAATATCACTAAAGGAGCATTATTTCCAGAACCAGGTACACAATTAAGAATACCAACAGATTTAAATGCTGTTTTAAGATTATACGAACAATTTAACCAAGCTAGATAAATGTTATGTCAATATTTAGAGACTCATTCCAAACAAAAATAAGTGGATCGTTAGCAGCTAGGCAAGGTGCTATGGCTACTTCGAACCGTACTCCAGAAATTATTCAATACTTAAATTCTCGTAATTCATGGATTAGAATGGTATCTAGTGTTAATGTTGGAGGTAGTAATAACTCTGCTAAAAATAATATTTTACAAGGAGGTACATTAAAACCAGGAATTTTTGGTACATTGAAGTCTGGAGTAGGAAATACAAATTCTGAGGCATACAGCACTAAAGCCACATCCGGTATTAATAATAGATTAGGTCTTCGCCCAATGGCCGGTATTACTAGTATGGATATTAAATCCAAATCAGCATATGGTTCATTAAGAGAAGCAGTAGTTAATTTTCAATGTTGGGATATCCATCAACTTGAAGAATTAGAATTACTTTACATGCGTCCGGGATATACTGTTTTAGTAGAATGGGGGTGGTATCCTTACTTAGGTAATAATGGAAAGATAATTACAAACCCACCAAACCACTATGATATTATAAATAAAGGTACTACTGATAGAACAACTATATTTAAAGCATTATATGATAGAAGTACAGCATCAGGAGGTAACTACGATGCTATGTTTGGATATGTTAAAAACTACCAATGGTCAGCTAGAACAGATGGTGGTTATGATTGTCAAACAACAATTATATCAACAGGTGAAATTATTGAGTCCTTAAAGGTAAACTATGTATTACCTGACTTAACTAAACTTAAC